AGTCCACAACTCAGGCCCAACACTAACCAGCGTACTACTCGCATAGTCACTCTGCTCACGCGCATCCCAGCTTGCGGCTAGGCGGGTGTCGTCGTGGAGGGTGAATCTTTGGATGGTGCCCCCAAAGAAAAGGTCAGCGGTTCCAGAAGTTATTCCTGAGCCTATTACCAAGTTAGATGTTCCGTTATGCAGTGGGCCTGCCCCACCGTTAGTAATTGTCCCGCCTAACTGAGCAAAGGTTCCGCCAGCAGGACAAGTGTAAAATGTCACCCAGCCTGTAGAGACCACACGCACGACCCTAATATCGTAAGACTGACCATCAGTGAATGAGGGGGCAACAGTCGAGTTTATAGTCCCGCCTGGGGTTGTAGCTCCATCTAATGATATTTGCAAATACAACGCCCCTGCGGGTGAATCGTCAAGACCCAATCTGTGGCTGCGTTGAAGTACCCCAGCATCAAACTGCCCCCCGAGAATCTGCAAAGCGCCGGTAGGCGTAAAGTCAGCAGCAGCCACCCCATAGAACGTCCAAGTCTGCACAGCCCCAGTCAACGCCAAGGCACCACTGTCAGGTGTCGATACATAAGCCGTACCATCGAAGTAGCAGCTTTGATTACGGTTAGCCATGTTACGCCAGCGGGTGACTGCACCTGCTGAGGTGGTGATGCCTGTCTGATTCAGGTCAACCAACCAGGTGCTGGATTCTTCGCGCACTGATCCCATGAAGTCGGATTTGATGGCGCGTTTGATGGGTCTTTTGATGCTCATAATTTAGCCCTATGTAATGGTGACGGAATCGCCGCTGCCATTGATAATTCTGCCGGTGTTTCCGCTGGTGCTGACGGTCACTGTCGCACCGCCTGTTACGATGCCTTTGCCTGCCGCCCCGCCTGCAGCCGATCCGGTAGCTCCTGCCGTGCCGTAGTTTCCGCCTGCGCCAGCACCGCCAGGAGCCGTGCCGCCCGTTGTCGTGCCTGCACTGCCTGCTACACCCTGATTGATAGAGGACGGGTGCGGCGGTGCGGCAGAGTCTTCTGATGCCAGCCCGCCAGCACCAGCAGCACCACCGATGGAGCCAGCACCACCGCCACCACCGTCGCCACCGCGAATTGTCGTGCCGACACCAAGGCCCGCCTCGCCTCCACCACCACCACCAGGCGCGTACAGGGTTCCAAGCGACGTATGCGACCCAATAGTTCCGCCAAGATAAATTGTCGTGTCAATGCCGTCCGCGCTGTAAACTGTGCCGCCAGCATCGCCGGTCTGCCCTGGGCCGTTAATAATGCTTGACGTGTCATTCACCCAGTATGAGATGCCGCCATCTCCGCCTCTACCACCAGCGGCAGTGAGTAGCGCGGAGTCTTTGACGATAATTGTGATGGACGAGCCAGAAGCAAATCCGCCAGCAGTTATCGCGGGAGTTCCTGTGCTGGTAGAGCCGATATTGGCACTGATAACAAACGTCAGATCCACGACCCCAGAAGGCGCGCCGGCCAGGGTGTGCAAGTTGATATTATTGCTGGCCGTTGAGACTGTAATCTCTGTGCCGGTCGGAAATGCCGCCTCGTACGTCAACGCCTTAACGCGGTAGTTTCGACCTAAGCCGAAGACGGGTTGGACGCTGGTGATCTGCGCCCTTACCTGCTTGTTAGTGCCGTCGAAGTCCTGCACCTCTGGCGTTGTAATGGTCGCAATGTCGCCGGTCTTGAAGTTTAGGAACTTTTCTTCTGTCTCCCACTGGTACTCGTTTGGCGTGTAGCCGAAGCGGGCGGTTGTTCTCTGAACCAGCAGCGCGGCAGAGTTGGTTGCCAGTATGTGGCTGTTGTCGAACTCCCTTGTCTTCGGTTCGCCGTACTCGCCAGACGATTCAGGGGCAGATGCAATATTGATCGAAATGGCGCGGAAGTTCTGGATGTCATCATTCAGGATTTTGTCTGGCTTGTTGAAGTACACGAAGGCCCGCGAGTACCGCTTATCTTCCTTCGGGGTCGTTCTGAAGGTGTGGGCTGTTATGCCCTTGCCTTCCTCAATCTCGACCCCTGTGGCCTTCCAGACGCTAATAGCGGACAACTTAACCTCTCGCTCTTGCGTGTCAAACCACATGTCGAGCAGGAAGTCAGTGCAGACCTTCAGCATCACCTCGCTTGTTGGCGTTGGCTCATGCCAGATGGTGTTGATTTTGTCAGACGGGTGCCATTCTGCAATTTCCGCTGCCCAGTCGGCAGTAGGTATGACGGCAGCGGGAATCCCTGCGGCAATGGCGACATCGTAAAGAAAGTCATCAATGTCCTGATTGTCTGATGTGTAGCATATCTGCACATCGTCGCCGGTTGTGTGCTCGTCTGCCACGGTAGTCGAGAGCGTGTTGGTGTAAGCAATGTTGACGCCCCTTGCGCCGACCGTCAGAGATGCCGAGCCAGTCAGGTTGCCGGTGACGGCGGAGACCTTCATAAACTCATCGCCCACCTTAATGGTGTACGGTCTGGCAAGTTGCTCCCAATCTGTGGTGGCATCGACAGGAATGGTCGTCACGGCGTTGTCTATGTCAGCGCGCAATGTGCCGCCGGTCGGCTCTGGGAATTGATGCGTATCTTCATCCAGTTTTGCCAACTCATCCTTGAGGCTCAGTGTCCACTCGCCCTTGCCGTTGGATTTGAGCGTGTCGACGTAGTAGTAGTGTGTCAGAGCATCGTCAGCCGCGTAAATATTGCCCGCCTGCTTGTGGTAATACTTCAGCCGGGCGTCTTTATTAACCAGGATATTGCGGGCGCTGAATTTGCCAAAGAATGTTCCAGATGCCGATGATTGAACTGGGCCAGGGTCGCCGTCAAAGTCCACCAACACCACGTTGGCGCTGCCCTGTATCGCAAGCCCCTCACCTGGCCTAAGCTCTGTAACCTGCTCAGAAACGCCCTTTATGACGCGCCTGATGGGGTCGCTGATCTCGATCACATCGCCAGGCATCCCGCTGGAGGAAGGCGGGCGACCGAATTGCAGCGGCGTGTTGGCGGTTGCAAAGTAATACGTCTTGTAGGTGGTGCCGTCCCATGCTTGGTCACAAGACAGTGGCGTGTAGTAGCCCTCGCCGTCAGCGTAAAAAGTATCTCCGCCAGACGTAATAAATGCCTCTCCTGCGGAGGTCAGGAACCGCCTCGGGGCAGACCCTCCAACAACTAACTGACAAGCCTGAGTAGATGAAAACGCGGGCAGGTCAATCTCAAGAACGGTAAAATGCTCCTGAGAATATGCCGCCTGGTTGTCTGCGTATGCCATCTAGCTTCCAGTAAATGCGCTGAACTTTATTGACAGGTTGTCAAGTGCGCGTGTCTCGCTGTGCGCCTTCAGCGGTAAAACTTCAGCATCAAACGCCATGTAGGTCGATGTCGGATCATCGGCGTAATAGTCACCGCCGTCCCGCTCTTTGATAAAGAAGTCACCGCCAATGTAAACCCTGTCGAGAAACTGATTCCAGGCCGCAGAATTTGTAATTGTCTGATTGATATTGCTTAGGTTCAGTGCCACTTTTCTTGTCATTGACTCGCGCAATAAAGCAACCGGCGCTGCTGACGAGTTTACCACGGCGCGGGTGTTAATGCTTCTGGTTTTCCATGCCCGCTGATAACCGCTTTCCTCGTTATTTCTCGACTCAAGCGGCAGCAGTTCGCCTGCCGCCACATAGGCCAATGTGGCCCTGTCGCTGGAAGACGTCTTGGTGAATGTGACCTCGATTGTGGTTGCCGTGACCTCTGCAAAATGAAACAAAACCACGCTGTTAGTCGAACCAACCGCGAAGACCTGAGAGCCTTTTGAAACCGTGTCAACCGTCACCGAAAGCGTCCCGCCAATGTCGCCGAAGTTGTGACCAGCAAAGGCCAGATACTCGCAGGCGAAGGGTGTGCTGAATGTCTTGGTGAAAACGAACGTGGCCGCAGATCCCGCGCTGGTGTAAGCCGTGGAAAAGTCGCCCGTTATAATGTCCGCGATGGCATAGGCTGCGTCGGCGTCGGCGGTCACTGAGAATGTGGAAAATGCTGTGTCATAATTGTTTGAGCAAGTGATCTTCAACCTATGCGCCCCTTCTTAATGCCTTCATTGATCCATTCGGCCAACATCTCGCCAATGGTGTCGCCAGGTGGAGCGGTTATCATAAATTGTGTCGAGTTAACGCCGGTATCTGAGGCCAGGTTGAAGTCCAGGCTGCCGGTGTTATCTGGCAAGTCTTGGGTACTAATGGACGGCACCGTGCCAAGTCCTGCGCTCTGGGTTGATCCAGCACCGCCAGAGGGTGATGCTGAGGCAATGGAGGCCATAGAGGCAGCGCCAAGCGCACCGATGGCGACGGCTGCGACTGGGCCAGCAATCGGGCCAAGTTCCTCGTAAGCCTTCATCGCGGCTGACTTGGTGGACATAAAGGTCTCAGATAAAGCCAATCCCTGCCGAATCCTGAAGGATGCCAAAGCGCCCTTCTCGCTGTTTGCAGCCAGACCTGCCGCTATGGTCGAGGCAAATGCAAAGCCCTCGCGCTGCAAGCCCTTCTTTTTGTTAGCCGCATCCTTTTCTTGCTTCAAGTCGCCATCAATGATGGCCTTTAGCTTTTTGTTAAGCCGTTCCGCAATAGCTGCCTTTTCGTCGGCAATTTCCTGCTCTCGCTCAAGCCCCGAGTCCTGCATTTCAGCGACCAGCGCCTGAAACTCAAACTCTGCATCCATCTTGGCTCTGAGGTTGGCAAGTGCGCTCTCCCTGACCTTTTCTGGGTCAAGTTCAAGCGGCGACTTACCTTCCATGCCAGAGAGGATGCCTTCCTCGAATGATTCGGCAAACGTCTGCCCAAGGTCGCGACCCATCTGCTTTGTCAGGTCTGGGTCTACATAGCCAATGCCATTGAGTGATGGCCCCATTCCGAGGTCAGCGCCAGCTGGAGCCTGCGCCCCGTCCCGCAACCCTTTCATCTTTCTGTCAAGGGCGTCGGCCTTTTCTATTGCTCCAGCCAGGGCGTCACCAAAGGTGTCTTGCCCGCCAGCGGTAAACATGCCTTTAAGGGCTTCAGCAACAACGTCTGCAACGCCAGCAAAGGCCATCATGGTCTCGCCAAAGCCGCCCAATGTTTCCTCGTTATCGTCGAGGTCTTTGTTTGCCTCTCTGAGAGCTTCAGCCACGCCGTCTATCGACTCAGACAGGTAATTGCCAGCGCCAGACGCATCATTTAGCAGCCCGACAAACTCACGGAACGCATCATTAACCTTGCCCATTGACGAAACGATGGTGCCGGTGGTCTTGGAGAAGTCGGTATCAATGACCGTCTTGTAAGCCATGATGCCGTCTATAAGGATCTTGGTCGTAATGCCGCCCTGTGCCGCCAGTTCCCGCAGTTCGCCACGGTTCATGTTGAGCGATTTGGTAAGCGCCTCCATGATAATAGGGGCTTGCTCTGCAACAGAATTGAACTCATCGCCCCGCAGCGCGCCAGACGCCAGACCTTGCGACAACTGGATGATAGCGTTCTTTGCCTCGTCAGCGGTTGCGCCCGAGATTGCGAATGACTTATTTAGCGTTTGCGTCAGGTCGAGAAGGTCGGTCTGTGAAAGGCCAAGATCTTCAGTTGACCTTGCAAGCCTGGAATATAGAGTTGTCGTGGCCTCCATTGATGACCGAGTGTCGGCAGCAACCTGCATCAGTCTGGTCATTGTCTCGCGGAGGTTTTCTGTTGGCTTCTGAACCGTTTTTATCTGATTGGTAAGATTGGTGTATTCGTCTGCATAATCCCGCAGCGCGGCAACTGTCCTGACCGAGAAGTAGGCAGCGGCCAACTGTCCGAACCTGACGAGCGCAGCGCCACCTATTCTGTCCAGCGAAGTTGTGCGATCCTCAACATTCTTCAGCGCAGCAGCACCTCGACGGGAGCCGGTCTCAGTCTTCGCCATCGAGGATTCGATTTTGCGGTTGTAGTCATCAACCTTTGCCGACAACTCGACTATGAGGCGTTCTGTGTTAGTTGACATTATTCCGCCTATTCATCCGCTTCTCATTGTCGATCAGGGTTTTACGACTCATCGCCTGCTTCTTTGGTGATGCCAACATGCCAAGCAATTCGAGCACCAAGAATAACGGCATCTCCCAGAACTCCCGTATGCTGAATGAATGGCGCTTGACAATCTCAAGCAACAAAAACTGAACATCTAACGACTGGGCTTTGGCGGGCTTTGGCGGTATGAACGTCAGGAACGCATCTGCCGCAATCTCGCCCACTAAGGCTTTTTTGCTATGTCCATCGCCCCCAGTGTTGAGAACATGACGAGATTGGCAAACAGAACCGGATATGACTGAATCACGCTGCCGGTGTCGCCCACCATCATCAGCGGGCCTTCTTTCAAGACTGCCTCCTGCATCTCGTCAAAGGTGACAGTCTTGTCAACCTCCTTGGCGGCGAGGAAGAACAGCCAGGCAGCGTCAGTCATAGACACAGCGGCGGTCATTATTTCGGCCTGGTCAAGCGGGGACTCTGCCCCGGCTTTTCGCAGTGCGTTAATCGCCTTCATGGCAACATGCATGTAGTCGTTTCCAGTTTCTGATTGGAAGCGACCTATGACGCCCATATTGATTTTCATGGGATAGACCTTGCCGTCCAGCTCCATGTCAATTTCGCCGTTGTATTGATTAGCCGCCATTCTTACTTCCTGAATATGTTAGTAAACACAGACAGCAAAGCCCGCCACTTAGCGACCCTTGCGTCATCGTCGGCTTCTGGCGTCTTCGCAGCGCGGATAGCAGCAATAGCAAGTGCCGCGCTCAGTACGGCGACAACCGCGCCACCAATCTCCATTGCATATTCCATCAAGCCTCCAGCGCCTCAAGCCGGGCATTTATACCGGCAGCGATGAAGCTATTCAGCTGATCAGGTCGGAAGCCGTATCTATCGCCAGCGACCTTTGTTTGCTCAGTCCACGCGGCCACTGCTGGAGCTTCATCTGTGGCGTCAACGGCAGGATGGTCAACAAACTCGTCATCCCATGCGTCATAGCAAATAAAGCCGTAGCTCAATGGGTCAAGTCCCTGCGCTTCCATAATCTCGATGGCTCGCTGAACTGTCATGCCCACATGCTGGCGGGCGGCATCGCCCTTAGATTCGACCGATGCAAGCCACTGGTAGATTCCAACCTCTTTGGAGAGCGCAACGGCGGCAGCGGTCTCGGCGGCAGACAAAGACCTGACAGGCGTTTTCTCTCTGGCGTCAGAAGTGTTGATAGTGCCCGTGCCCGCGTAGACAGTTGACCAGCGGTTTGATGCACCGCCAAGAGTCTGGGCGTTATCTGCGCCAGCAAGCACATGGCCTGTCGATGCGCTGATCACCATTCTTGAGGCAGACGTACCAACACCGGATCTTGTCTCAAATGTCAAATCCTCACCAATCAACCGTAGCGGCTCATAGTCCGCCAGAGTTGCGTCGAGCGATGCCATAACAACCCCGTTACCGGCTGTCAGCGCTGTAAGGCTGACAACATCGCCGCCTCCGGTTGCAGCCGCGCTGATGATGCTGGAGCTGGCAGCGCCCGCTACGGCAAGCCCTCCACCGATGGCGCCTGACCCTGATATGATGAAGCTGCCAGTGTAGCCAGCGCCCATCAGCGCCTCAAAGCCATCTACCGCAGCGTCAATAACCGCACCCGTGTTACCGCTTGTATAATCAGCCATTGTTATTGCCTCACGTAAAATGTATGGCCGTCAGAGGTAATGAAGCTCTCGCTGGCCGAAGTTAAAAACGCTGCATAGGTAATATTCAGCGAAAGTGTATCTGAACTGAGCAGGCTGACAGTGCCCTTCAGCGCCTCTCCGTCTGCGCTGGTATCGGCAAACGACTGCACCTGAAATAGCGCCTCGACAGAGGCAGACCCTGTAAGCGCGTCACCTCTGATAGTCTGGAATAATGCCTGACCCTTGTTGGCAGCTAATGCGCGAACAAAGTCGTAACCAGCTTGGGAAACGAAAACCATGTCAACAGAATAATCGACAGACTGCGTACCCTCGTCGGCAAGCAATTCCCGATACTTCGGAGACCCTATTTTGTTGCTGATGTCCACCAAAGCGTTGTTGAGGGTCTCAGTGTGGCTTGTTTGTCCGCCAACAGATATCCACTGAGTCCCGTCATTCACCCTGATGAAAACATCAGTTCCGTTAAAAGCGCCAGTGGTAGCCATGCTAGTTCCAGGTGAACGAGCCGGTGGACTGGATGCTAACACTTGCCGACAACTTATCCCCGTCTGGGCTTGTGTCGGCAAACGATGCAACCATCCCGACCAACAATAGATCGCCGGCAGGCATGTTGATTTTGAATGCGGCATCCGCCTTGGTGCCCGCACTGGCGCGCAGACTGGTGACCGTCGCCTGGCTGTTAAAGGTCAGGTCAAGGCTCAAATCAATGGACTGTGTGCCTTCGTCGGGCAGCAATTCACGAAACGACGCGCTCGACTTGTTGGTGATGTCGATCAGCGAGTTGTTGAGCGTCAGACTGTGTGAGTTCTGACCGCCGATCTGGGTGTAACTGGAGCCTGGAACCGCAGTGTCCATTGAAACGAATATGCCTGTGCCGTTTTCTGCGCCTGTAGTAGCCATAATTTATTCCTATCTGTCTGTGTATGACGTCCAATAAATGGACAGGTCTATTTGATAAAAGCCACCACTGACGCGCCCTGCGTTGCGTGTGACCCGTTGAATAAACACCGTGTCGGTGAAGTCGCTAAACTCTGCGCCGTGCCTGAATCCTGCGTTGATTGCGTCTGCTATGCCGAGCAACGACCCCTGTAGGGTTCCTGTTGCAGCATCAAACAAACTGATCTGACAGATGCCGCTCTGCTCATCGCCTGCGCCACTCTTGCCCAGGCTGTCGAAGTCGTGGGACAGCATGGTCATCTCCGCCCATTGACCGGCAGGCGTGAAATCGTCATTTTCCTGCACGACCGTAATGCCCAGCGCCAGATCATCGACCGACTTTGCAAACTGCTTGGCGACGTTAAGAAAGCTCACCCCTTGAGCACCTTGTTTGCGGCTTCGGTCAGGAAGTGTCCGGCCTTTGCCATATTCTTTCTGACCATGCCTTTCGGTGCCTGCTTGCTGAATCCGCCTTTCGAGCGGATGACGTATCGCCCCGTGCGCTTGTCCAGCGTCCCGAGCTTCGGGTTCTTTTTGTAGCCGCCGTATTCGGCAACATTGATATACGGCACGTTGTTGGTCAGGTAGATGTCCTTTGATCCCTGCTTGGTAATCAGACGCGGTATTCTCAACCCTTTGCGCGTTCGCCTTGGGGTCATTCGCCCCGTCAGGCCAGAGTACGCGGAGCCGGTTGTAATCTCCCAACCGCCCTTCAGGGTGCCTGCGTGTGCTGGGTCAAAGTCGCCAACTGGCGTATCTTCGATGATTGAGCCAAACATATTTTTAGTTGTCTCGCGCATGACCAGATCGGCGCTTTCAATGTTCTGCAAGTCGAATCGCTCAAGGATCTTGTTCAGCGCACTTGCAAAGCCGTCAGGGCTTACCGTTTGCGTGTTGTCGGTCATATTCGCGCCTGGATCACATACGCCAGCACGGTGCCAGCAGGATTGATCTCGCGCACGTTGATAATGCGATGCGCCACCGAGTTGACAACAATCTGGTCGGCGTCCGCCTTACTGATGGCAACAACGGCGTCAGATATAATCTTTAGGTCTGTGGACAGCACCAGAGTGCCGTCAACTTCGCCTTTGTTGAAACTGCTCACCACCGCGCTGATGACCGTATCTGTGGCGGTTCCCACGGTTGTTGATAGCGCCACCCTGTTCTTGGTCAGGGCTTGCTCACGCAGCGTCACACTGCCCGCGCTAAAGTTGCTCAGTATGCGTGTGGCAATGCTGGCGTCTGTCGAAATCATGCGCGGCTAACCACGTTTGACGATTTGATCAACTTGCGTAAATAGGCGGCGGCGGCTGGTATCATGACCCGCGATGCCGAACTGTCGGAATACTCGACCTCAAGCACATCAACCTTCTCGCGCTTGGTCTTCCTTGCTACGTCAGCAAACAGGCCATAACCGCGCTCATCAGCATAGACAATCTCATATAGGGCTTTCTTCACGATGTCGGGGATTGTGTCTGAATATACCGGATAGCCGTCAATCATCAGATTGTAGCGCGGGAATTGCAGCGCCTGCGTTGATGACTGCTTGCTACCTTTGAAATCCAGCGCCTCGAAATAGTCCATAGCCCGCAAGATGCGAGACTCAACCACGGCATCTGTGTCCGTGTGCGTTGTGATCCTGGCGTTGATCCAAGCGTTGTATTCGGCAACGGTAATGTAACTGTCCGCTCCCGCCACGCCTGTGCCGTCCTCGATCACCAAGGCCATTAGACTTTCACCCACCCATTGACCAGCATGTTTTCAACGTCGCACAGAGGGGCGTCAACAACCCGTCCATCGCGTTCCATCTTCACAGTTTTTGCTTTTGCTTTTGCCATTATAACTCCACCACCAGCATGTTCATTGAGTCAACGGTTATATTCACCGCCGAGCTAGTGTTCGCCGCATGTAACTCTAGATAATCGCCATCGGAGTGCTGGACCACGCAGGCCAGCGTCATGTTCTCCAGGCGCCCTGCCGTGTTCGCGGTGCCTTTTGTGCGTGATGGCGCCCGTATTGCGCTCAACTTTGAATCATAGAATCCAAACTCGCAGACATTGTTGGCGCCAGCGTTGAATGATAGCTGGCAGGTAATCAAATATTTGCGCTCAACTGCTGCGCGGTTTGTCAGCCGGTTGCTCGCGTGGTCATATTTGCTGTTGTCCACTGACGCCGATGTTGTCCCGGCCACTTTGTAAAAGGTATCTGCTACTGACACCGTGGTCGCTGTCGCGTTGTTTATCATGTACATCTGCCCATTGACCGCAGTGTTGACCACGCCGATGCAGTTACTAAAAAGCGACTTGTTTGACGTGTTGTCAATGCCTGGCAGATAGTTCCCGCCACCACTGAAATTTATCGTGTCCAGAATAAAGCTCTCATCAGGCACTGTGGCAGATGCGTCGATGTTGATGCCAGAGGTTGAACCAAACGCAATCAGCGACGAATAGATAAACCTGATTCGACGGGTAATAACAAGGCCGCTCTCACCAACAATCAGCGAATTGCTGGCGCCAGAACCCCGCAACAGAGAATCAGCAATTGAGAATGTGCCGATGGTGCCGGTGAGCCGCAGATTCTCGGCATCTAAAAACGCGCCCTTGGTAAAAATGAAATTGTCGCAGGTGTCAATCGTGCCGACGTTTGGCACGTTCAAGAAGTTAACACCCGTCCAATCAACCGCCAGCGGCGCATTGGTCACGCCGTTGATGTCCAGCGCCGTGTCAACGTCCATGAAGGTGACGTGCCTGATTGGCAGCGTCCACTCAGTCGTCAACAGGGCCACACCAACGCCAAGGCCCGTGGACGTTATAAACGCGTTCTCGGAGGATGGCCCCAGGATGCAAGTGTTGAGCCCGCAGACCAACCGATTGCCCAGCAGGTCAATCACGCCGACAAAGTAATATGTAAAATCAGGCAGCAAGGTAATGACCGACCCAACAGGATCAGGCAGGTCATTCAGCGACCGGATGAATAGATACTTTTCCAGCCCCATCGTCTTGGTTGACGCGCTGCCTGCATCATCGGCAACAAAGATATCAGTGCCGTCTGACGCATCAACGCCAATCATCTCGCCACCTCTGAACCCAACACGCAGGTCCGAGAAATAGCTAGGTGATCCTACCACCGCCAGAGAGTCGTCGTCGGTGCGGTAACTATAGATCGCTGGCGCGACTTTTTTTAGGCCCAACAACTTGAACGGCATCTGTGGCACCAGTCAAAGGAGAAGAAAAGGAGGGGCGGGTTTTACCCCGCCCCGATCAACTAGCCTTGCAGGATAGCAACGTAATCAGGCAACCAAGTCTTGAAGCCGTACAAGCAGGACACGTCGAACATGGCCTTGTTATAACCCTTGTAAGCCGCAATCTCGAAAACCAGACCGGAGAACGGATCTTGTACAACCATGCGATCAACAGCAGCATCGCCGCCGGTAGGTTGCTCAAGTGCCCGCATACCCAGTTCAACAGCAGACTGGTGAAACGCCAGGTTGGCAGTGTATGCGGCCTGAATGGCAACGTCCTCGCCGTCAGCAACCGCAGCCAGCAGTCCAGAATTAAGGACCAAGTCGCTATCACCGTCGCCAGCAAAGCCGGTGCCGATGACGTACTTTTTGCCGGTGTCGGAACTGAAGGTGATAATATCACCGGCAACGCCTGTGCCCGTACCTGTGTCAACGTGGATAGTTTTGTCCCCGATGGCATAACCTGCGACCAAGTCGACATCATACGACGCGCCAGTGCCGGCAGTGTGCGAGGCAATACCAGCAGATTCGCGGATCTTGAAGCCTTGCAGATCGAGCAACACGCCCTGACGCATCAGGTCAGTGCCGCCAGAGGTGTTGGCGTTCTGGAGCTGGGCCAGGTTGCGGAGCTTCACACCGGCAGCGGTGTTGATAACGGCAGACAAACGACCGTCATCGGGTGCGCCACGGTCTTTCAACAGCTTCAGGATTTCGGCCATCTCGTTAAAGTTGGAGCCGAAAGGGGTGGTGCCAGAAGTGCCGTAAGCGTTACCGGCATTTTTGTAAATGTCAGTAGCCAGTTGGCTTTCAATCTGATTGACAATCGCCCGCATGGCTTGCCGAATTTGATCACCATAAATGGTTTCAAAGCCAGCGCCGTTACGAACGCTTTTCATGTTCTCGCCAGTCCAGGGGATCTGTACTGATGCAGTGGTGCCGAGGCTCATGGTCTTGTTGTCAACAGTCTGATCAGTGCCTTCTGGGATGGTCATGGAAGGCGTGACAGAGCCGACAGCAGCGGCGCGGGTGAAGCTGGAGCGGATGGTATCGCCCTGTGCTACGCGCTTGGAGGCGTCGGTGTTGAGTGTTACGGAGGGGATAACGCCGACAAGTTCACGGCCAACAACGTCGGCTGCGCGGTAAATGTCTGCTGCTAAATCTGTGAGTACGTTTGCCATTTTGGTAATTCCTTATTCGTCAGTTACGGAACCGCCGCCTTTGACGAACTCAGACCTACCTAAATGGTCTAGTTGATCGAAATCAGCGCGGGTAATCTTTTTAGAATCTGAGGCTCCGCCCCTTGATCCGTTAGCGGCCCCGCCGCTGGCTTGCGATCCATCAACCAAGAACGGATAAGCCGTTTTTATCTGGGTTGATAATTCATCCATCGAGGAAACCGTCAGGTTCCCGCTCTGGTCTAAAACTTTGATGCCATCGTCAGTGTGTGACAGACGGCTTGCAATTTTCTCCGCCAACAACTGCGCTCTGGCAGTGTCTTTGGTCAGGGTTCCCGCGATTCGACTTGCCTCGCTGTTGATGGCACCCTTCTTAATCTCGCCCTTCAAGCCTGTGTGTTGGCCCTCAAGGTCGGCGTATTTGGCATTCAAAGACTCATATAAAGCCTTGTAATCCCCCGCCGCTTTGGCATCGCTCTCGCTTTTGGCAATAGCTGCTGCCGAATCTTCCCGAGCCTTGCGCTCCAGGTCTTTCTTTTCGGTCATGAGGGTTTCGAGTTTTAACTTCAGCCCTGCGGCCTCGTTATCGTCAATACCTTCAACGTCAAGCAGATAGACGTTACCGTCCTTTTTGTACATTGCCTGTGCTGATTCTTCCAGCGCATCGAATGCAGACGCGTC